GCACGACCAACTAACTGCGCTGTACGCCACAAGTCGCCAGTCTCTTCTAGAAGTACCTTAGTTGCCTTTGCCTTACCGTATAGTGGAAGGTTAGTCTTGTATCCTACAACTGCAGCGTTAATTTGACGTGTATCTGGAAGGTTAATTACATCTCGGGCTAGTTGGAACTCGTAAATACCCTTTTCAAGTTCAACTTTCTTGCCACCAGCAATCACAAGTCCTGCACCCTTGTTACCAAGTACGTTATCTAGCGAGTAACTGTTAGAGATTACATCGGCATCTGTTCCGCCATTAATCTTTGTAATCTTCTTAAGGTCAACAATATCCTTTTCGGACATCTTAAGCGTCTTGCCTATTTCGTCAACAATGTTGTCGAGACCGTTAGCCACGGCAGCAGCACGCTCAGCGTTAGTACCAGCCCTAAAGATAGCACGTTGAGTAGATGCAATAATGTCTTCTTGTATGCCTCTAGGAAGGATACGCTTTAATCCAGCAGAACTAATCCAGTCCTCTACGCCATTGTTAAGACCAGTAAGGTCATTAAGGTTAAGTGCAGTAGAGCGAATATAGAAACGACCAAATGCTTTGTTAATGTTCTCAGCATACTTAATAGCGTTCATGTTAACGCCAGGAACCATACGAGCAACAGGGTTAGTAGCAACCCTTGCACCAACAGATAGGCTCTGCTTAACTGCTAGGGGGTCTGCACCTGGTACGAATTGGTTAAGAAATACTCTGAATACTTCGTCCTTATTGGTTGCTTCAGTCAGTTCCATGACTAGATTGTCATCTAACTTGCGACCAAATAGACGCTTCAAGCGTACTGGGTCAGTCTCTTTAGAGATTAATTCAGCAATAGGCTCAAACTGACGACCAAGAATAAACTGTAATGGCTTAGAAAAGTCACGGCCAAGGTCACCCATAAAGTTATCAGTAATACCGATTTGAGCACGAACTGATTCCTTGAATACGTTGTTCTCTGCAATTTCAAGTTCTAACTTAAGAAGGTTCTTGATGCCTGCATTGTCAGGGTCTTGGATAAGTTCTTTAAGGAGGTCTGGGTCTTCGTTAGCCTTCTGGCGTAACATATTGAACCAGTTTTCCTTGTCTTCCAAGTCAAGAGACTTGTTAAGCAGGTCATCTAGTTCCTGTTGACGTGCAGCAAGTGCGGCCTTTGAGTCAGTAAGTGATGACATCAACTTAAGCATGTTAGGGCCTAGGTCAGTTGGGTCAAGAATCTCTGCTGCAGCGTTACCAATTTCAGCACGAGTTGCTGCAATCTTCTCACCCTTGGTGATTACAACTCCACCAGTCTCGCCATAGATAGAACGGATGTTTGAGAATCCGTCAACTTTCCAAATCTTTTGTACTAAATCAGCAATTTTACTCATGACAACTGGGTTATTCATGGCAGCAACTTCACCAATAAGTTGTCCTAGGCTCTTAACAGCGACTAATTCATCCCCTACGCCGTATAAAGAGCCAACAAATCCATCAAGGTTAGATATTTCATCACGAAGATTAGTAGAAAGTTCGTTGTAGACTCTAAACTCTGGCTCATTAGCGTTCTTGCCTAGTTTATCTAGTGCATCAGCAAGTTTATTACGCAGTGTGCTCTCATTTACACGGATATTATCTGGTGCATTGACGAATGTATCAGACATATCAAGAAGATTTAACTTCTTTGTAGAGTTAGCAGTGACTGCATACTCATCTGCACCGTGTGCACCTGCACTGACAATACCATATTTAGGTACTTCATCAAGAATAATGTGACCATCAAAGAAACCAGCAGTGTTTTTCATGTCTGCAGCAAGGCGATTTACAGCCTGGCTTAGTTCACCTGTCTGAGTCTTAGGGTTATTTATGAACCATTCAGAGATACCCTTAGGAGAAAGTGCACCCTTAACGGTATCATCTGCAGCCTCAAGAGCAAAGTACTTCTTTTCAGAGTTAAGCAGCGTTTGAACTGTCTTAATCTGCTTCTTAGTCATGCCATTTTCGAGAGCAACGATTTCTTGCTCTTTTTTCTTTACATTAGTAGCAAAGCGCTTGAATTGGCTAGAAATCTTTTTGTTACGCTTGTCAACTAGAATCTGTCCAGTCTTTTCTAGTTCATCTACAGACTCTTTAGCAAGTGCGTCAAAGCCACCCTTAGTTGACTGCGCAAGTTCTTCTGTAAGGCTAGTTGCCTTTTTACCCTGTGAGATAATCTTTCCAACAGCGCCAGGTCCAACCCATGTAGATGGGTCAGAGAATACGTTTAGGGTAGCATCTAGAACACCAGACATAATGTGATAGGCGTTGCTGTTAGGGTTCATACCAACGCCGTTAAAAATTCCACGACCTAATGTGTATGATTTGCCATTAACAAGACCGTATTGGCCCATAGACTTAGCCTGTGCTTTACCAACCTTGCTTTCAGGTGAGATAAAGAAACCTTCACCTTGTCCACCAAGTCCACCTGTAAGAGATACACCACCACGGGCTATTTGACCTAGTTGTGTGCTTTCTCCAAAGAGACCACCTGTTAAATCTTTAAGTGTCTGTTCACCAGCACCTTCTTCACCACGCATAAGAGCAGTGATGTTACGACCTGTAACTGTAAGTGCGTCGTAGCCAGAACGAAGTGTTGCAAAAGTTAAACGTGTAGCACCTTTGAATGGGTCGTAGATAACCTCATCAAATGCATTTTCAATAGCACCAAGAACACCACGCTTAGGTTCTTGGCTCTTCTTAATTTTATCAACGCGAAAAGCGTCAGTCTTAAGAGCAGCAAGACCATCAACGGTAGTAATTCTATCTAGGCCAGGTGTGTTTACATTGTAACCCTGACGTACCATTGAGATAACCAAGTCTTTTGACATACCTGGATACTTATTGCTAATTGCATTAAAGTTTGTAAAAGCATCAGGGGTCAACGAACCCATCTGTGCTTGGATAAGACGGTCAGCAGGAGACTGACGCGTCTTGATAGATTGAGAAATTATAGATTTAATATCAGCCATTAATTAGGCTTCCATCTCGTTATATGCTTCTACCATCATCATTAACTGACGTGAGTCAGGATTTGCTGCAGCCAAAGCACGAACAAAGATAGAATCAGGATTTGGTGTAGTTACAGGAATAGGTAACGCTGATGAACCACGACCAGGGCCTGTTGGAGCACCGTCTGATAATGGATTCTCAGCACCTGTACCAGGAGCAAATGCATTAATTGGAGCAGTAACAGGAGGCAAAGCACCTGTAGGAATACCCATAGAGGGTGTAGATACATCTGTAGATGCGCCACCTGCTATAGCAGTTAAGTCTTTACGGTTAGTATATGCACCGTCAGTAGAGTTTTGAATCTTTGCTTCACGCTGAATCTTTGCAACACGTTCTGAGATATTGTTGTCAGTACGCTTAGCGTCTGCCCCAACTCCTGAGACTACTTCATTTGTTGCCATTAGTCTTCATCCTCATCTAAGTGTCTTCTAATATCATCTAGTGTCGGCGCAGATACCATCCATTCAGGACGCATCTCTTTTGCAGATAAAATCCACAACGCATTATCAATTGTAAATCCTGCTTTGCGTAAAGATTTATAAAATTCGTGTAACTCAATAGCGTACTGGTCTAGTTTTGAGTAGTCTTCATCAACTACCTTTTTCTTCCTTGTAGCCATTTTATCCCCCTAAGCCTGCTAACATTGTTGCTAAATCTACTGGTCCTGCTTGTTGTTGAGGGGCCCCGCCAGAAGGTTGTCCAGGAGCCGCGGGGGATGTGGGCGATTGCTCAACTGGGCCTTGTGTGCCTGGCGGAGCCATCTCTGGCTGCATCGGTTGTTCAGGTGTTTCCACCTTAAACACGGCCAACGCAGCAGCCTCTATGCTCTCCCCTTTGCGACGACGTTCAATAACGTCGGCAATATTCTGGATTAACTTAGATGGGTCCTGACCTTGTGCAACCATTGCTGGAATCGCTTGTGCGCTTGCAGTAATTGATGCAGTAAGGTTCTCACGCATTTTTTCAATCTCAATACGTTGTTCTTCCATGGTTACATTTACAGACCATGGTAACTCACGACGAATGAAGTCCTTAGATACTAAATCAGCACCCAATGCTTGGAGAGAGAAAATCAGAGCACGCGAAGGGTCTAATCCAGCCATCAAGCCATATCGGACTTCTACCGAAGTATCGCCCTTAATGTCCTTGCTTGGCATGTACTTTAACTCGTACGGTGTGCCTTGCGCTACGCCTCTGACACTCTTTTCCTTATTGAAAAGGATTTCATCCATTTCGAAGCATAACTTGAGTACATCTTCTAACACCTCAGCAAGAACTGTTTGACCAGCCTTAATCTGAGAGTCGAAAGCACCAAGTAATGCCTGGACACCTTGACCAGTGATAACACTAGCGTCAATGTTTCCAGTTCTACCTTCAGGATATCGAGCACCTAAACGCAATTCAGATTGGAGGGCTGATTGCTCCTGGAAAGTAGCCGCGGGAATATCCAAACGGACACGCCCAACACCATTAGGTTGTGAAGTACGGATAATTGCATCTGGGCCCATAGGCATATCCAGAACGTCATCAGGTACTACGAGAGGGGCTTGGATTGACTTTTCAGCCGCTTCCATAGCCAAGTTTGCAAAACGTGCACGAGCAAGTTGTACAAAAATTACATCATCAAACTGTCCACGAGGCTTGCCATCAATAGATGGACGCTCTGCAATAACAACAGTCATCTTACCCATAGGGTTTCTAGCAGTACTTAGAACAAGATTTTTACGTGATGGCACATACAAAGTAATAAAGTTCTTATCCATGTAACGGATAACTTCTAGTTCAGCGTTAAGATTCTGGTCATAACCAAACTGACCTAGGATTGCACTTGAATGCTCAGGGAACTCATTTGTTAGTTCACCAACACTTTTAACATAACGCTTTGCGTATGCTACTAGGCGACCAAAACGGTCACGCTCATAGTAGACACCAGTTGGGTCTTCAACGCGAATACGAGGTAAATCATTATCCCAGTCTGGCTCAACGTGTAGTGGCAAGAAACCATAGGAGAAGTACTGGTCAGAACCTGGATACATCTGAGTCTGTAAACGTGAATGGTAAACATAGTTGTTAGCAACCATGCTGCGCTTGTCAGCAAAACCACGTGCTCTATCTGATGTTACATTTGTAGTAGAGCAGTTGATTGATGGTAGCGGTGCCAAGACCTCTGCCAAGTCGCGTGCTGCAACATCTACAAAGTTAGCCACCATTGCATGAGGCATACCTTCTGGAAATAGGTCAGGATAAATATCAAACATTCTACCCTGGCGCACAGAGAGTACATTCGCCATCTGTGCATCACGCTCTACCGCACGATGCTTCATAGCATCTACGCGACGCGCAATTACGTTAATGTCTGACATTGTTATCCTAACGATTGATTAAAAATTATTTATTTACGTTGCCGCGAAGACCGCCGCCAGTACCTAATGAACCAAGACCGCCACGCATACCACTACCACCTTTAATCTTATTGGCAATAGCAGTATTTTTGTTTTGCAACTTCTTTGTAGCCATAGCCTCTTTGTTTTTTAAGAGTGCTTTAGATGCCTTAATTTCAGCAGGAGTCATTTTTGATAATGCCTTGCTGTTTGATTTGCGAGCATCATCAGGAGACTTTGACTTAGCATTAAGTTGAGCCTTGTATTTCTTAGCAGCAGCCTCGGCTTCTTTTAGTAAAGCGCGAATTTCTCTTTCATTCATAGCATTTCCTATTCGTATTCGCCAAATTCATAGTCGTTTAGATTGACCATATAGCGTTCTCGTTGTTGTCTTGGTGTTGCCCATCTATTTGGCATGTGGCTTTGACCCATACGGGTTGTACCAATGACCTCACGTGCCCGTAGTTCACAGAACCATAAAGCCATTACGCAGTCTGTCTTGCCTTTAGTATCAGGCTTCCAAGTAATCAATTGTTGGATTAAAGCCTTTATGCCTTCTGAACCATCTTGCGATGGGAGTTCAATAAGGTTATCATCTTGATGTACATTGCTACGCATAGTCCCAAACAGGCCAGACATAGCAGCCACACCAAAGCCAGTATCCCACTTATTTCTACCAGTGAACTGGCTAGAGAACCTTACTCCGTTAGATGCAAGAAAAGAACGCAAGTTCTCATCTAAGGCATAAGCCTTCTGATGGGCGTTAGTTTCAATACGTATCTCTTGTGGGCTGTACTTACCAACCCAGTCTTCAATTAATTTCTGAATCTTTTGCGGTGTAGGCTCCTGCATATTTTCTACATCCAAGATGTATCGATTACGGGTTTGCCTATCCACTGTCATAATAACAGCAGCGGTGTTACCACTCATCGCTGGGTCAAGACCCATGATGGTGTACCACTGACC